ACGTAGACGAGTCTCGTGCTCTGACTTTAGGTACCACAGGTATCCATTTGCGCCATTCTCGGTAGTCACCTCAACCCATCCAATCTGAGCCATGTCAGAACCAGCAACCGTGTACTTGTCCTTGATGATGATCGGAGAGTTTTCGAAGATTTCGTCTTGAGCCTCAAGAGAGCCTTCCATACCAACGGTTCCTTTTTTAAATTCAGAGCCATAGATAAATACAGTGACAGTCCCAGTATAGGCAGCCTGTCCAGCAGCCTCGTAAAAAGCTACAGTGACAGTAAGACCACTAACGGCTGTTACAATCGCCTTGTTGGTCAAGACGGAATCCGTAGTGTTGTCAGAGATCATGATGGTCTGCCCTACTCGGATAGCGCCAGCGGTTACTCCAGCGTCTCCAATAGTTAATGTGGCAACATCATCTCCAGAAGTCCCAGCACTTGTAACGCTGGTGTACTTGATGTGTAAACGCCCTTGCTCAGCCCATTTGATAAGGTCAGAGTTTGACGGAGTCTCAGCCCCTACCATACGTAGGAAAGAGCTAATTGTTCGGTTACCGTAACGCTCAAATTCTTTCTCAAAAGTATCTGGAAGATACTGGTTCAAGAAGTTGAAGTCGGTAATGTAATTCCCAGGTAATGCTACCTGTGTTGGTGTGGGTGTTAAACTATACCCTGGTACATTTAAAGCCATGTTTATTTGTTTTTTTAAAAGTTGTTTTTATTTGTTTGATTTAATCTTCAACCCACGGCCAGAGCTGCCTTCAACTGATCTAATCTTCATCCCCGAAGCTGTTGTCGTTTGTTGCGGTGCAGACCTGACGTCCATGTCAATATTTTTGGACTGTCGTGAAACATCGCCTACGGCATCAGCCTTCCCCTTCTCGTAAAAAAACGAGGCAAGCTTCTCAGGGTTCATCGCAGCAGATAGCGCCTTGTGATACCCAGAGGGGTCTTTAATTAGTCCCTTATCATCTAAAAATTTAGAGATAAAGTTGTTGACATTGGACTGAGCGTTTTTAACTTCCTTCGCGTCGCCAGGGTTAAACAGAATCTTTTTATCGTTAACGTTAAACTCAAAACCTTTGAACCCTTCGTTAAACACTTCATCTGTCTTCTTCTGAAAATACTCAGACTTTCTTCTGCCCTCGTCCTCAACCGTCTTTGACTGTGAGATGTATTCCTTGTAGGCGTTGTAACCTTCAGCGTCCTCTCGTGGCACAGGCGATCCCTTCGACTCGATGGGTACCTTGTATTGCTCCTTAAGTCCGTCCAAATGCTTCTTTGCCTTTGCAAGTTCTTTTTTAATTGCGATCTTCTTCTTCTTGATGTCAGCCTCATCGTCCAGGTCCTCATCATAGCCAAACTTATCCTCGATAAGATACCTGATGTCCTCGGAATCCAAGCCCTCCTCCGTCGAAGAGTAGTAGTCGCTTAGTAACTGGTCTGAACTCATGCCGTCATAGTCAGCCTGTAGCTTCATGAAGTCATTAATCCCGCGACCAGTCTCCTTCTTATACCTTAAGAAGGCTGAGACATCCTCTGGCAACTCCTCGTTTACCTCTCTTTGGGCAAACAACTCATCGATAGAGTTTATCTCTTTATTGTATCTGTCTTTAATAAAAGAAAGAACGTCATCCTCTCCGAATGATTTAGGCTCTTCGACAACCTCCTCAGGCTGTGTCACCTCCTCTTGTGGAGTGCCCTCATTAAATTTTTCTTGGTGGTTTTCTACCAGTTCCCGTTCAATTTCCTGTACGCTTTTCTGATCGGTGCCACCCACCTCTTTTACTTTGATTTCCATGTTATATTTGATTTAGAATTTATTGTTAACGAGGGCTGAACTCTGAAAGGTCAAAGCCATCCAACGAGTCTTCATTAGACTCAAAGTTCACAGGGGGAAGGTTGTTCTTTCTCTGCTCTATGAGTTTAGACTGCTGCGTGTTTTGCTTGCTAATTCTTTCGTCCTTCGCCTTCTCTTTTTGGTCCTCCCTCTGTTTTATCATGCTAGAGTCGATACCTTTAATTTGCATGTTATAGTTAAACTCAATCTCCATGAGCGTCGCCTTGGCCTGAACCTCGGCATTCATTCTTTCAACCTCAAAGCCAGTCTTCGCCTGCGCGATCTGCATCTCGCTCTGCGTCTCCATCTGAATCTTCTGGGCGGCCATCTGGGCGGCCATCTGCTGAGACTGCATGTTAATCTGTGCCTGCATCTGCTGCTGCGTCGCCTGCTGGTGCATCTGCTGCTCGGCCTTGCGCTTGCGCTTAACCTTAAGCAGCTGGTTTGCTAGCTTAACATTTTTAACCTCACGGATGTCTATCGCATCGTCAAGGTCGATCGCGTCTCTAGACAGGGCAACCTGAATGTTTGCCTCTAGCTGCGCCTTCTCTTCCTCGTCTGGCGCGACCTCTATAAACACACCGAAGTCGTAGATGTGGAGGTCCTTAATTTCGTTTAAAAGGTTTACGTTGTACTTGCCGATCTGCATCGCAAACTCCTCCTTATACTCGCCATACTCTAGCACGTCTGAAATACGACAAGATAGGGCCGTGGCCAGGTCTCTCGTGATCTCTAAGCCAGCCTCTAGTATGTGCCGTGTCGCCGTGTTGCTGTTTAGTGCGGCAAGCTTCTGTAGCCCAACCAAAGAGTTTGGGTCAGGGCTAGATCCGTCACGGGCCTCGTTAAGGCCAGTCACATCCCTAAGCATACCTAGGTAATGGTTGTAGCTGCCGATAAGGCTGGCGATCTTAGCCTGCCCAGAGTTGCTGTTAAGCTCCTGTATCGGAACCCTTGCGTTGTTAAACTCGCCGTCCTGTGTGTAGCTCCTACCGATAACAGAACCCGTCTGGAAGTAAAGCCTTAGCGCATCCTCTGGGGTGTACGCCGCCCCGTTTCCTAGGTCGACCTCGTTTATACCGTCCGCATCGATAAATACCCCGTCTGGGACTACCTTCTGGATCACCTGCTGCAGCTTAAGGTGCGTCATCTGAATCAGATCCGCAAAAGGAATCATTCTCCTTAGCAGTGACTCAATGTTACCCTTATACATCCTAGGGGCGCATGCCACATAGTTTGGGTATGTATGCTGCGTAGCAGACTTTGGCCTGACCATGTTCTTGGCTAGCTCCCATTTAAGTATAATGTCTGTACCCATGACCATTACGCCGTCGTACCAAACATCTATAGTTTTTTCAATCTTCTCAAAGCCTCGCTCGTCCATCATCTCCTGTGGTGGATTGAACTCGTCGTCCTTGTCTATAACCTTCTCAGACCCGTCCTCGTTTACCTTCTTCTTGTAGACAAACTTCTTGGTGGTCTTGTAGTTAAAGTATAGGATCGTTACCGTGTCATTCCTGAAGAGGGAGTTGTCGTAATAGTCGGATGCGTTGTTGTAGTCATACCAGTTCTGGCTAAACTTTGCAATGTCCTCTAGCTCTTTGTTTGTAAGGGTAGGGTCAATCTTTAACACCTCAGAGACGTTTACAGTCTTGACCTCTCCCCAGTAGAAGCAGTCGCTAAAGTGGGGGTCCTCTGTGTAGCTGTAAACAATATTGGCGGGGTCTACATACTTAATCTTGATCCCGTCGCCTCGCAAGAATTCGTGTTTTACTATTCCAACGCCAAGTGTGGTGATGTCATAGTCCACGCGCTTCTTGATGTCGTTGTACTTGTTCTCCGCCAGCAATGTATTTATTGACGCCTCCTCCGCAAGCTCTATTGAAGACTTATAATTAAGCTGCATGTGCAACTGTAGCTCCTCATCATCAGAGGGGAGTTGAGATGGGTCTGTGTTAAAGGCGTCAATGCCAAAGTCCCCTTGGATCTGCTCAAGCAAATCTTTTGAGACCATGTCGGACTCAATGTTTTCCTGGTACCTGTTTCTCTTCTCGGCAGACATAGCGTCCTGGGCATATGCCTTGACGCTAAACATTCTGTTAGACATACCGTTCACCACGATGTCGATAAACTTAGGCACGATAGGGACGGGGGTCCAGTCCATGTTCATATGCGACAGGTCGCCGTCTACGGCCATCTCGTTTTTATATTTACCCACAGACTGCTCAGCCCTTGCGTACAGGCGTAGCTTGTGGTACTGATCCCACTGGTTGTAAAACCTGGAACCGCCACTATCTTTTTTAAACCACTCGTACTGAATGGCTTGGCCAATCCTTAAACCAAATTCCTGGCTCGCCTTCTCTCTGTCTGAGACATACTGGCTCGGAAATGAAGATGGGTTTATAGATATCTTTACTTCTTTCATCTAATTAATTGGCTATAATTACCGCTGTTATTATACTTCGCAAAGTTAATGCTTATTTTCGATTCATTTTTAACCTCTTTATATAGCCCTTGCTGCGTCGCCATGATGGCTAACCCTGAGCTAATTGCGGCATCAAACCTTGTCCTGTTGTTTATATCAAACCTCGCCCACTCCTGTAGGGTCCTTGTGAAGTACATGTCCCCCATGTCGTCACGGTCCCTGTATGTGGCCTCCAGGTCCATCCCTACGTGCTTCTCTATATAGGTCTCTATCGCAGCAGCGTGGGCCTGCTTTACCGCCTCGGAGCTGTTTGGTATTCCACCAAGCTCCTTCTCTGTCGTCGAAAGCTTACCCCTATGCTTGTCTGGCCTGTTTATAGAAAACTTCCTGTAGCCCCTGTTCTTAAAGTGATACAGAAGCCTAGGCTTGTTGTTCTCCGCAAGTATTGGCATGCCATAAAAGACACACGCCATAAGCACGTCCTCAAAGAAAATCTCTGCCGTCTGTGGCCTAGCAATATACTCCAAAAAGAAATGGTTAACTGGGGCGTCCTCCATGTGATACTTTGTTAGCCCGTGAAGCGCGCCATTAGAACCGCCGCCGCCGACTGTACCTGATATGTCGTAGGGGTCACAGCCAAAGGCGCCCATGTGCTCATTTCCTGGAAATCGAATTCCTCCCTTGGTGACTACGTTATTCATGTACTGCTTCGACGGTATCCACGACACCAAGAACCTACCTTTAGGGTCAGGGGTCCACACCACCCTAGTGTCTTTCTTTCCGTCGTGCCAGGTAAACGATCCACGGGTTAACACCTTGTCCCTTATCAGGCTATCGTTGTAATCTATCTGCTGGTATAGCTTTGTCAGGTTAAATAGTGATGACTTGCTTTCGTCCCTGAATGCGTGAGACTCTGTCCTCGGGAACTGTCGGTAGTACTCGTTCAGCGCGTCGGCATCCCCCTTGAGCGAGTCGACCTCGTTCTCCCAGTAGTTTATAGCCCCAGCAGTTATGTGGTTGTTGTCTATCCCCATCACTGGCTCGGCGGGGGTATTAAAGACGGGCATCCCATACCTGTCGATAAAGCCCTCCATGTTCCACTCCATAGGGATGAACAGGTTATACATGCCGCTCTTTGTCTGCCCGTTAGAGTTCCTCTTACTTGGGTCTGAGTCGTAGTAAAGCCTTTTAAAGTTCTCACCCCCTTTGTCTAGTGCGTTAGAGGTTGACCCCATCAAGCACTTGCCAATAATCTTGCTACCCAAACGAAGGCAGGTCTTTGTAACCCTCCAGTTGTCTAGTATGTTGTTTGGCTTAACCCACTTCCCGCTCTCGTCATGAACAAGCAGCAGTAGCTTCTCTCCGTCATATGAGTTGTCGTCCGTATTCTTCCAGTCGATGGTGGTGTCTAGCCCGCTGATGTCTGACTTGTCACTCTCATACATGTTCTTCTTGGTGATCTTTGAGGCAGGGACGCGGTAGGCTAGCTCCGTCTTTGGTTTGTCCATACCATCCTGGACAGGCTTAAAGAAGAAGGGGTAGTTGCTGGAGATGGGGACCACCTTGTCAT